CAGAACCAGAACCAGAACCAGAACCAGAACCTCAACCAGAACCAGAACCAGAACCAGAACCTCAACCTGAACCTGAACCTGAACCTGAACCTGAATCTGAACCTGAACCAGAGCCAGAACCACAACCTGAACCTGAACCAGAACCAGAGCCAGAACCTGAACCTGAACCTCAACCAGAACCAGAACCAGAACCTGAACCACAACCAGAACCAGAACCAGAACCAGAACCAGAACCAGAACCAGAACCTGAAATGCCAATAATAAGTGATGATATAGCAAATCCAAGTGAAATTCCAATAGTAAATAGTAAGATGGATATTCAAACTTATATTCAATCACCAAATGGTCTTTTTGTACAAAAATATGTATTAATAACTTTACCAGCATTTATAAAAATGGATTCTTTCATTTTGAAAAATATAACAGCTTATGATCCAAACGTTGCGCAAGTATCATTAACAATAACAAGAGCTGATTATATACCTACAAGTAATTTCCAAATAGATACAAATACTTTAATGGTTAATTTCTTATCAAGTGATTCATTAAATCAAAATATCTTATATCATATATACACTCAAAGCAATATAGAATTATACAATAATGGTGATACAGTAAGATACTTTATGAGAATACAGAGTAATTCAACTGAAAATATATTTATTCATTTACAGGCGAATTTAAAACAAGTATTAAAAACAAAAGATTGGAATACTGTAAATATAGTTAATGAAGGTAATAGTAAATTAAAAGACATATTTAATAATTATGTATCAGATTCATCTGGTTTAACTCAAATAAAAACATTAAATGATACAGCTTTATATCAAAATGTAATAATAGAAAATGATGAATTAGAGGGATGGACTGGTACATTAAGTAATACCACATTAGAAACAGGTAGTTATGAAATATATAACTCATCTAATTCAAATATAGAAGTAGAATTAGTTTATGATAATAATAATAATATTATAGGTAATTTGTTTAGTATAAATAATGATGCAGTTGATGAAATAAAATTAAATTACTATGATATATATTCTTTTATAAACTCAAATTTTGTAGAAACAAAGGTAATAAAAAAAAAACAGAAAGGTCTTTATAATTTAAATATTAAAAAATAATTAATGAACAATTAATGAACAAATAATATATCTATAATACATATATAATGTATATTTATGTATTATGGTTTATTTTTATGATATCAATAATCTTATATTACTTATTTGAATTAAATAAAAAAAATGAAAAACTAGAAAAATTAGAAAAAGTATTAAATAGTATGGATTTAAGTACAAAATGGTTGCCTGGTTATAATGTAGATTGTTTGACAGGTGAAAGAGTGAAAGAAAAAAGTACAACAGTATCTTCTTCACACTGTTCTTGTTTTGTTTTTGCAGTATGTAAAAAAATGAATATAAAAATGATAGGAACACCAGAATATAAACAATATCATTTATCAACAAACCAAATGAGATGGTTAAAAACAGATGATGCAAAAAAGTCTGGTTGGAATGAAATAAATGGGTCATTGAATGAAAAATATTTAATGAGTCAAAAAAAGGCAAATAATGGTTATTTAGTAATTGCAGGGGTTGAACAAGATAATGAAATACGTGGACATATTGCAATTGTAAGACCTTCAAATAAAATGGACTTTTATGTAAAAAATGAGGGTCCAGAGGTAATGAGTTCTTCAACTATCAATACCGTATCTTCTTCACTTAGAGATGATTTTTTATATTATCAAAAAGATATGAAGGATTTTGAAAATAGAACGAAATTTTATTATAATGAAAATTAAAAAAAATTGATTTGAAAAATGTAAAAAGTATATTATAAAAAGTATTTAATATTATAATATGCCGCCTTTTATTCCACCTGAGATTGTTGATATAATTGCAGATTTTCATGATTTTGATAAATATTGTAAACCGCAACATAAAAATAATATGATAGAAGTTCACAATGATATTATTATGATGGATGCAATAATGCCAGATGATATTAGTCCAAGTATAGCATGGTCATGTTGGGGTTTAGGAGTAAAGAAATTGTTAGAAATAGAAGAAAATTATTTTAACAATTTAGATATAACATTTGATGATGATTTATCAGAAATACATACTGAATTAGATGATGATTTTTCAGAAATAGATTATCCAGAAGATGAGTTTAGTGAAATAACTATAAACGATGAAAGTTTACAAGATATTAATAGTTTTATGGATGATGATGATTATACTTTAAATGAAAGTGATGAGGAAGATAGTATAAATAGTTTAGATGACGAAGATAGTATTATTAGTTTTATAAGTGATTAGAAGTTTTAAGATATTTAATTTAATTATTTTTTTATACTACATTATCCCAGCTGGTAAGAGACCAGTTATCAATTTCTTCTGTTCCTAATTGAATAGAGTTTTTGTTCATTTCAAGTTTATGAATATTAACATATTTTTCTCTTTTTTGCTTATCCAATGCAATCTTCTTTTCTAATTCATCTTCTTTATAAAGCCATTTATAAACATTTTCTTTATTTTTAATATTCAGTCTTTTATTTTCAATATGATAATGATTACGTGATTTAGTATCCATAATATCTTCATATTCTGAGGTAAGGTCTTTTTTTGTTGTAATAATTTCATCATATTTAATATTTATATCATCTAAAATAGTAGTCCATTCATTATATTTTTTTTCAGGGTCTCTTGTCTTCCATTGTTTTTTAAATGACCAAGGTCCTAATTTATCCATATTATAATCAACTTCATTTAATAATAATGAATATTTTTCTCTTAATAATTGTATTCTTTCCTTAAGTTCATCTAAACCATAATATTTGGATATTGAAAGAACCAATGAAATATATGTAGCAATAGTAATAGATATTACACTAATAACAATTTCACCAAAGTTAAATTGAGTTTTAGTAGCTTGCATAAATCCAGATACTGTAGACGTAAATATAACAGATGTTTGAATACGATTTATTGTGGAAACTAAGTCATTATATTTTAAATCTAATAAACGTTTACATTCTTTAGATTCAACTAATACATGTGTATTGTTTCTTTTTGCAGTAAGAAAATCAAATTTAAAAAAGTGAAATTCTTTAGGCAAATCATTATCTTCATAATCAATATGTTGAGTATTTTTCATATTATAATTTTCATTTAATGATGATGTATAGTTTGTTTTATCATCTACTGAATTATTTTCACTTAATAATTTATCAGGATATTGATAACCAATACTTGATATAGTTTTATTATCATCATCATTATTATCAGAAGCACTATTATTTTCAATTACAGAATTATTTATAGAATTATTTGTAGATATATTCATAGTAATATTACTACTAACATCAGTATTTCCACTTAAATCGTCCATATATATTATACTTATTTGAAATATAATATATTTTTACTAAAATAGTTAAATAAATAGAATAATTTTATTTTTTTCCTCCAAATGTTAAACCTGCTTCTTGAGCATCTTTAAAATTTCCTTCGTTTTCTATATTTTCTTTAAATTTATTTTGGAATTCTTTAACACCATGTAGGTTATTTTTATAATAGCAAGCAGGAATTATGTTTCTTGGGTCTCTTTCTGGGCTATTATAAAGTCCAAACGTTCTGCATAAATTTTGTCTGTGAATAGCTTTTTCTTTTTTTTCTTTTAAATATTCTTGATCACTAGCACTACGTTTATTTTTTGTACCTCCACAAATATCTCTAGTTTTTTTTAGTCCATATTTTTTATCAATATAACGCATATCTTTTGTTATTTTCTTACATTGTTCTTTATTATTGTTTCTCCTATAAATTCTTAAAATATTAAATCTTCCTTTTTTTGATACGGCAGCTTGTCTTTGTGTTTTATTCATTTTTTTTACTTCACTTCTGATTCCTTCATTAATAGCTCTTTTTCTTAGGGTTGTAGAATTAGATAATTTGTACTTATACTTTTTATTACTATCATCAATCTTTCTTAATTTGGGTAATAATACTGCATTTTTACGAGTTTTTTTATTTAGCCCTCCTCTTTTTCTTCGTGAAGGAGGTTTTCTTATATTTGAATTATTAGTATTATTAGTATTATTAGTATTTCGTCTTGTTTTTTTTCTAGGTGGACTTGGTGGACTAGGTGGAGTGCGTTCTCTTCTTCTTGAATTATTCATAGGATTTGGTGTTGTTAATCTTAATGGTGCTGTATTTCTTAATGGTGTTGTATATCTGTTATTATTATTTAATTCAGGAGATACTACATTGGTACGTCTATTAGGTGAAGTGAAAGGAGAAGTGAAGGGAGTATTACTTGGTGTAGGATTTGTTGAATTGTTAGGTGTCACTCTTTTTATATTTTTTACCATATATATTAGTTGTTTATAATATTTTCAACTTCATCAATATTTATTTCTGGTAAATGAATATGAGATTCCCAAAAATATTTACAATAAGCCCATGTGAAATTATAATTATTATTATACCATGAATTAATTTTATGAGATATTTTTTTATATATTTCTTTGTCTAATATATTAATATTATCAAACGGTAAAACGTAAATTAATTGTGTATTACTTGATACAGGATTTTGTATTTTTTTTTGTATAAATTCAGTATCAAAATATGGAATATATTTATGCAAATCATTAAGTAAAGGAGGATAGTTATAGTTATATTTCCATCTCCAATCAAAGCATGTGTCTAAATAATATTTAAAAGTCCATTCAAGACCTTCTAAATAATTAATGCATACTTGTTTTTCTCTGTCTTTATCAATTGAAAATTCAAACAAGCGATTATAATACCTAAATTTCCAACCTTTTTCAGGAGTATTAATATATATTTCATCTTCACGATATAACGATGGTATTAAATCTAATTTATTCATTTTTTCTTCACAGGTTCTATTAGGTATAAATCTATTATCTTTTTTTTCTCGTTTTTTATTTTCATTAACAATATAGTTTTCTTCTTCTTCGCCTAATTTTTGAATAATCTTTCTAAGATTTTTCCAAACTATTTTATTATCATCAATTATAGTTTCATCTTGATAAGACAATGTATTTTTATAAACATCAAGCAATATTTCAATACCATTAGTTCTAATATTTAAAGCTGGAAAATGTGGTAAAAAATCATTTCCTAAAAAAAAACATAGAAATATGTAATCTCTAATACGATTATTAATAATATTTTTATCTTTATTATTTGTTAAATGAATTTCATTAATAATAGCATCAGCGAGCATAGGTATATTTAATGTATAAGTTTTATTTGGGTCTAATCTACTATCAAGTTGTCTAATAAAATCAGGTGTTTCTCTAAATAAATAAATATTTTTATGGATAGGTAAATGATTAAGTGAAAGCATAATTAAATCAGCATCTAATCCATATACAAGTGTGTTTTGGTTTGTGTGATTATTATTTCTAATAAATTCAAAAATTTTATGTTCTCCTTCACCGGGTTCATCACTTCCAAATACATAAATATAATTATCTTTTTTGAAATATGTTCTACAATAATTATTAAGTTTATTCATAAATGGTGTTCCTGGGGTAATTAGTGAAGTAGACCATATATCATTAGATTTTTCAAATACATTATTAATTTGTTTAATAAATAATGTTCTATGTCTTCTAACACGTTGTTGTTCTAATTTAGCAACTGGTGCTACTCCATCAAATGCAATAATAACACGTTTTTTAGGTTGAACTAATTTTATATATGATTCTATTTTTTTACATGTATTTTCAATTAATGTTTTTTCAAGAAGTTCAATATTTGTAATATTATCTTTTTTTAAAGAATTATAAGCATCATATATTATAGAATTACTATCCAAATAAAGATTATCAACATTCATTTGGAGTGTTTGAATAATTTTGTTGTGATTTTTAATTATATATGAAAAATATGCAGGTATTCCCATTAAATATATACTATTCATTATTTTAAATATATTTAAATATATTAAATCTAAATATTTTACATTTATTTTAAATGATAAGGTAGTCTGCGTTTAGGTACTCCATGCCACACAACCTTGCTATATTGTAAATTTTCATAGAATATTTCTGTAAAGCTACTAATCCAATAATTACGACCTTTCCATTTATCTTTCATATAATTGCATTGTTTACAAAGAATATTATTATTTTTATTTAAACAAGGTTTATATTTTTTATGACCACAACAAGGATTAAGTATATATTGTTTATACGCGAATTCTATATATAATTGTTGACGTTTACGTAAATGAGTAAAATATTTCTTTATTGCTTTGTATATAAAATCATTCGGTGGAAGATATTGATGTATCTTATCAATTAGTTCTTGAGGTAAATATTTTTGAAAAATAATTAATGGACTATTCATTGTTATTGTTATTATTTTAATAAAAAAGGATTTTAAAAATCAATTTTATAGATATGTTTTATATTGATATAAAGTTATCAGATATAAATTCTTTTATTAGGAATTTTTTTTCATCATTAGTAAAATCTGTATGATTTTTAATTAAGTAGTATTTTTTTCGTATTGGACTGTTATATATTTTTAAAAATATAAATTTTATTTCTTCGTGTGTATAATATATGTATCTTTCTATTTTATTGTTAGAATTTCTTTGAAAGCAAACATATAATTCATCAATATCAATAATTTTTCCATAATTTGAAACGTTAAAATATTTATTGTTATCATAATCCCATTTAGAACATACATATGCTTTTTTTCCAATATATTTTGTATAATTGCATTTTTTATCATAGTACCAAAGTTTATTATATTTATTAGTATTAATTAATTCAATGTTCATAATAATATATATATAAGTAATATCAATATATATTAATATCAATTTTTATTCATTTCCTCTTATAAATAGTATCTTTTGAAATATATTCAATACATCTAAGAAGAAATCAAAGCTTTCTTTTGGATAGTTTGGTATTCTTTTCATATTGCATAATTTTTCATTTTGAAAAACTCTAGATGTATCATATGATATAAATATGGAAAATATTACAATACCAAAATAAGCAATTATTTTTGCAGTATTTATTAAACTTTCTTTAGATTTAGCTGTAAAATAATTAATAATAGAGAAAATAATGGATGCAAGTAATGCAACAAGTAATCCAGGTACTACATAACTATAACTATTCTCAAAAAATAATGGAAATGTATAGACAACATATGACATAGTAATAAAAATAATAAAAACAAGACCTAATGCCTCAGTAATATATTTTGCATATTGTTCAGATTTAAAATACATAATTGACATTCCAGATAATAGAAAGACAAATGTAATATATAAAAATGAAGAGATTATGAAAGAAGAAGGGTATTTTTTAGGGTCAAAGAATAAGGGTAAAATATATGGATTAAAAACTATAAATAACAGCAAAAATACTAAAAGAATAGCATAATAAAACATATATTTATTTGGTTTTTTTAATTCTTCCTTTTTTAACAGTCTATTTTGTTTTTCTTTATTAAAAAGAATATTATTATGTAGCCTTGTAAATAAGTAAAATATAATAATAAAAAGTGCTAAATATAAATAAACATTCATAACATAATTACTACATGTAGGTACTCCGTTTTTGAATGATGTATATGTAATTACAATAATGTTTATAATAAGAAAAGCTATAGCTATTGAAATATCTTGATTGAATATATTCATATATATATTCAAAATAAAAAAATATATTATAATTGTATGATGGAAAGTGAATCCATATTTTCATTTAATAATGCTTTAAAAAATAAAATAAATTTTTTTGAGAGTGTTATTATAGATACGTTTATATCATGCAATGAATATCGTACTTTAAATATTCATTCATCTAGTGAAAATTCATTATGCATAAATGAATTGAATTCAATTTATGATGAATTAACTAGGGTAAAAAAACATAATGAAAATGTTTTTGAAGGTGATTCGGAGGATTGTGTAATAAAATTACAACTAATAAATAATAAATTATCGTCGGTTGTAAAAAAATATGGAACAAAGAAGTTAATAAATTTATTGAAAATTACTTTAGGAAATGAATATATTGAAAAAAATTTAACAAAAAATGATAAATATAAATTATTAGCTAATTTTTTTAGACCTGTTTATTATAAATTATTACCAAAAAAAAGTAATTATGTATCAAATTCAAAAAATTCAACAAGTCAAATATTGGAAGATTTACGTTTATGTGATAAAGCTTTAACATTAGATTGTTATGAAATAGATGTTGCTTCAGATTCAATTAAATATAAATTAAATGGAATAAAAATAGTATTTCAAGATATATTAAATGAACAGTGTTTAATAGTATATGGATATTTAGATGATATATTAATTTCTTATTGTATGAGTAATAGTTTTATTTTAAATAAAAATCAATTAATATTTGATAGCATAATAGACGATGATACATTTAAAGATGATAGATTTAATTTATATATAGATAGTTTATCATTAAAAGAATATTTGATATATAATGTTAATGAACTATATGAAAAGTATATAGGTTATTTAAATAATATTAAACTAATAAAGAATAGAACTTTATCTAAAATTATAAATGATTTCTTGAAATCCGATTTTATAACAAAAAGATTAACAATAATACAATTATTATTACATTATGATGATAATGAAAATCAATATTTAGCATACTTATTATATGACACAATGAATATAGAAGAGGATAATATAAATAATGATGAACAATCTTTATTATATAATACATTACCTTGGAATATAAAATTAAAATTTAAAGGCGCAATGAAGCAAACTATTGAGTATACAAATGAATTATTACATTTAGACACTAATAATAAAATACCTTTAGAACAACAAATATGTTTATTAAAGGTAAATGATAATGTCAAAGAAAAGGCAATGATAAAATTAAAAGAAGTAAAGTCAAAGTCGGATGATACAGGAACTAAAGCTAGGCATTACTTAGATGGTCTTTTAAAAATACCATTTAAAGTGTTCAAGACAGAACAAGTAATGGATGTTTTGGATGATTCAAAATATGTTTTTAATAGATTTATTGAAAATGTAGAAATAGAAAATTATATGATAAAAAATGTAAAAAAAAATAAGTGTGAAGGAATGGAAATATTAAAGCATATTAATGATATTTCCTTTATTTTAAAACTAAATTCACAACAAGATTATATTAATTTAATTAGAGATAAATTAGATAAAATGAAAAAGAGTGAATTCTATGATATTATTTTTTTATTACAGAATATTCTTCATGAAGAAAATATTAATTATGAAGAAGATGAAGTATTATATTTTTTAAGTACTCATAATGCAAATAAAGTTATGTTAAGAGATAAGATTATTAATTTGATTCAGGTATATTTGAAACATAACAAATATGATTATGTTAAACTATTGAATAAATTAAATGTTTTAACTGAAAGAGAAAATAAAATGTATAATGATTACAACGAAATAAAAAAAAATAATGTATTAATAAATAATTTTTTATCAAATGTAAGAAAAGAATTAGATAAATCTACTTTTGGTCATGAAGATGCAAAAAGACAAATTGAACGAATTATTGGTTCATGGATTACTGGAAAAAATAAGGGATATTGTTTGGGTTTTGAAGGTCCACCTGGTGTAGGAAAAACTAGTCTTGCAAAATATGGATTATCAAATTGTTTAAAAGATGATGATGGTAATTCAAGACCATTTGCATTTATAGCAATAGGTGGTTCATCAAATGGTAGCACATTAGAAGGTCATAATTATACATATGTTGGTTCTACATGGGGTAGAATTGTTGATATATTAATGGAGACAAAATGCATGAATCCAATAATTTTTATAGATGAGATTGATAAAGTAAGTAGAACGGAATCTGGACGTGAAATAATAAGTATATTAACTCATTTAGTAGATCCAACACAAAATGATAAATTTCAAGATAAGTATTTTTCAAATATAGATTTAGATTTATCAAGAGCTCTTTTTGTTTTTTCTTATAATGATGTTGAATTAATAGACCGTATATTATTAGATAGAATTCATAGAATTAAATTTGATAATTTAACATTAGAAGATAAGTTAGTAATTTGTAATGATTATATGATACCTGAAATATTAAAAGATATTGGTCAAGAGAATAATATATTTTTTAGTGATGAAATATTAACTTATCTTATTGAAAAATATACATGTGAACCAGGTGTAAGAAAATTAAAAGAATTAATCAATATTATAGTTGGAGAAATTAATTTAGAAATTTTAAAATTAGAAAATGAAGATATTGAACTCCCTTATTTTGTTTCTAAGGATGAAATCAAAAATAAATTTTTAAAGAAAAAACGTGAAGCAAAAATTATGACTATACATCATGAACCGAAAGTAGGAATAATAAATGGTCTATGGGCTAATGCTATGGGTAGAGGTGGTATTATTCCAATTCAAGTTTCATTTTTTCCATCGAATACTTTTATGGAGTTAAAATTAACTGGTATGCAAGGTGATGTTATGAAGGAAAGTATGAATGTTTCAAAAACTATGGCATGGAATTTAACACCAAGAGAAGTTCAAGAAAGGTTGATAAAATACTTTGATGCAACTAAGAATCAAGGAATACATATACATTGTCCAGAAGGTGCTGTTCCAAAGGATGGTCCTTCAGCAGGTACAGCCATTACTATAGCAATTTATAGTTTATTAAATGAAAAAAAAATAAGAAATGATTTTGCGATTACTGGCGAAATTAATTTACAAGGGAATGTTACAATTATTGGAGGTTTGGATTTGAAAATATTAGGAGGAATAAATGCTGGTATTAAGAAATTCTTATTTCCAACTGAAAACTTATTTGATTTTAATTTATTCATGGAAAAATATAAAAATAATAAAATTTTAGAAAATATTGAATTTTTAGATGTAAATCATGTTAATGATGCATTAAGTTGTTTTCTTGTTTAAGTTATAAATTTAATTTTTTGAGAGAAAATATAAAATATAAAATATTTAATTTATAATATATATTTAAATTATATGGAGACTAAGTTAAATTTAAATACTTTAATTGAATTATTTTCTGTTTTTAGTAGTATATTTTTAATATTTTTTATGATATTAGCATCTTTGATTAATCAGGATATAAAAGTTGTTATATACTTAGGTTGGGCTTTATTTGGTGCTTTTGCAACTATTTTATTTGTAAGACCAATGTACAAAATATTATTTGGAGGTAGTCCATCTACAGAAAGTCATTTTTGCAATGTTTTTATGCTACCAGAATTTGGCTCTAGTTTACAACCAAGTTTATCTGGTGTATTTTTATCATTTACTTTTACATATATTTTGGCTCCGATGTTTAATTATAATAATAGTATAAATTACCCATTTGGATTGTCGTTATTTGTTTTATTTTTATTAAATGCTTTTCATCGCACAAATTATCAATGTAATACTTTTTTTAGTGAATTTGTTATAGCGCCTATTGTAGGGTTGAGTGTTGGATTATTAGCTGTATATATTATGGTATATTCCGATAATAAAGCACTTTTATATTATGATGAATTAGTAAGTAATAAACAGTCATGTGGAAGACCACAGAAACAATATTATAGATGTACTATTAAAGGTGGTGATACTATTAGTTTATCTAGTTTATCAGATGAAGATAAACAAAATATATTAACAAGTAAAGTTACAATAAAGAGTGCTATAAATGATTATATAAAAAACTATACAAACACTGTATTAGAAGCCAAATTAGAAAACCAAATAAACCAAATAAATACTAGAATAGATGATCATAAAACAAATTATCATAGTGAAAGTAATAATTAATAAATTATAAAAATTAACATAATTTTAATTTATATAATTAGTATATTTCAATGATTAATATAGAATTAATATAGAATTAATTATATTTAATTAATCCACTTTTTTTCATTGCACTTATCATTCTTGTCATACCAATACCACCTCCAGAACGTTCAAAGAAATTGAAGTTTAAAAACTCATTTAATTCATTTTCAACTCTTTCTTTGGAGAATTTATTAAATAAAATTTTACTATAACCTTCATCACTGATAGAATAAAATTGTTTTCTCATTTCTTCAACATCAGTAGATCTTTCAGCACTACCAATTGTTTCCATTCCCCACATAATAACATCAATTTTCTTTGCTTTATTTTTATCATGGTCATGTAATTTCATATTCCAAAAAGGGGAAGTGTGTTGGGGGAAATCTTTTAAGAATACAATAGGTCCATGTTCTTTACATAAAAGTTCTTCATGTTCATTTTCTAATTCATTTGTATCGTATTTACTAGCTGTTTCAGTATAATCAACTTCAACAAAATCTTCTTGTTTTCCAAATCCAAGATGAACTAATAATTCTTTTTCCATTTTTAAAAGTTCATCCATACCACCTTTAATTTCAAATTCAAACATTGGAAAAATTAAGTCATGACGTCCTGGAATAGGGTTTTTTTCATTACGATAGCTTGTACTTACACAAAAGTACCCAGGAGCTCTATCAGGATGTTTTAACATTTCGTATTCTAACCACATTTGACCAGTTTGAGGTAAAGGCCAAATATTATCGGCATAGTTATAGGTAGATATAGTGGATGGGTCTTCACAAGCAGCTAAAATACTTAGTCTGTTTTGTGTATGTACTTCTAAGAACCCTTTTGAAACAAAGAAAGAGCGCATTTTTTGCACAACAAAGTTGAAATCGTATGTATCTACGATACTCATTGTATTAGTAAAATATAATTTTTTATATAATTTTATAATTTTTTATTAAAATTTGTTATCTATTTAAAAAAATAATATATAAATGAAAAAGAATTGTAATGTAATTAATAAACAAAAAAATTATAATTATTTTATTGTTATTTTTTCTAAATAAAATAATATAAATAATTTATTTGGAATATATTTTAACAATGAATATTTATAATATAAACAATATATAAATGGAAACTACTTTTGGTAGTATAATAGAATTTTATTCCATATTTTCTACTATTTTTATATCGGTAGTGATATTTTTTATATTTTTAAATACATATTTAAATCCGTTAGGTAGAATGCTATGGTTAGTACTAGGTGCTTTGGTTGTTTTATTGTCATGTTATGGTTTAAAGTTATTATTAGAAAAAAAAAGTATTTTTAAACATACAGAAAAGGTAATTTGTAATATTTTTTCAGTAACTGGAAGTGTTTTTCCGGATTTGAAT